AAAACCAAGGAATTTATTACATATGAATTTGTTTAAATCAAACGACGTTCTCTAAACGCCAAAATGAAACTTGTAAACCAAGAAATCTTTAAAAATTCAAAATAGTATTGTCTGGTGGTCCATCATCACCCCACATACCTTCTACACAATAACCTTCTGCAAAGGTTCCAGAGGCAGATAGTATCTGTGGTGTCCAGACAAACTTACGCATGTATTTATAAAACGTTGCCTTATTGGCAGTGGACCATCTCACATAAAAATCCCACATGCCATATGCCTCCGTTTCAGAAATAACATGCAATTTATCACCAACACCCCACCTTTTTCTGTTGAATATCATTGCAGCCAGAACACGTTCGACACCCAAATGTCTGATGCGTTTTATACTCTCACACATGCTTTTCTGATAATCAAGGAAATGCTCCCAGTTCCGAGCACGATAACCGATTAATCTATTAAACAACCTGTGAAAATTTGGGACAAAGGTGCCAAAAGCATGTAACAAGCCACAGTAATCACTGGCTTCATCAATGTTCATAAGAAACCTTATCTTTGAAAACTTCTCCCACTCTGCCATGCGCACGTCATTAACTGCAGCACCAACTGCAGCGAATATACCATCATCACCTGTTTGCCCTGCAACTATATCACTGCAGGCATCCATGACATAACAGAAACCCATAGCACACACCATAGTATTCATAGAAAAAGTTATCAAGCCACCTGTTGCAAGTTGATCCGCCATCTTAAACCTGCAACCATCCACTTGAACATTATTATTGACCATTCTTTGAATTATGGCACGCCCTGCTTCGACATTTAGGCCATTACGAACCTGATGCTCAACCCAAAGTGCACGGGAGAAGGCATCATGTGATGAATCCAATTTGATGACATCTGCTGTATAAACAGTTGCACCTTCTTCAACAGTTTTATTCAACTCACCACCAAATGACACAAGATAATCATCAAGATTGACCCTAGAGTTCACAAAAAGCTTGTTACCGGGTGCGGTAGTGTTTATACTTTTCAGGTCAAGGTACCATATTAATCTCAATGTTAGCTGGAATTGCACAAGTGACATAGCTCCCCATGCAAGAGTCGGTTGTCCAGTGGATTTATAATGTTCACCCTTTGTCATATTCGAGGGTTTGAATATTGTCTTCAAG